CAAGCGGTTTTGCATCTTGTTCAGGCGCTCATCGTACTGGCTGTGAAGGTTCCGTATCTGGCGCTCGTAACGCTCGCACTGCAGCTGCAGACTGTCGCACGAGGCATACACATAGATGTACTCAGGCTCTGTCGCTGTGGCCGCCTTGCGGCTCACCTTCACGCTCGCCTGGCCGCTGCGCTCTGAATAGCTCGCTCCGGCAGGGAGGCTACGGAGGCTGTCCGTCGCTATCGTCAGCGTCACCATCGACATCGGCACCTTCACCGCCTCCGTCCTTATCTCCACCACCTCGCTTGCGCTGTCCAGGCGAGTCGCGCTGGCCGTGAGCGCGGTTTCCAATATTTGCTCTTGCTTTGATGCCGTCTCGCTCTTTCGGTGTGTTGCGCAACCTGTCAAGAACAGGGCACTCAGCACGATAATCGCAACTGTTCGCACCGTCAATGGCTTTCCTAAGACGGGCTGTCTCACGGCGGTTCGCGGCAATCTCTTTTCTCGTTTCATTCAGTTCCTCCACCAAAGGATTAACGATGTTCTCAACCAATATACGGGTGGCTTGCTCAGTGTTCGTTAGCTTCACCGTGTCGCTTTCGGCCAGAGCCTTCTCGGCCTCCGCACGAGCCTTCTTCAAGGCACTCCGGATGGTCACGATGGAGATAATGGCACCGACCAGGCTACCGCCTAATATCACGTTGAGGATTTCACTGAGTTCCATGTCCGTCTATCGGTTTACTGATTGATTCCTATTTCTTTGAGCCACTTCTGAACGTCGAAACTCGGACAGGCCTTGTTGGCGACCTCCCTGTGGCCGATGATCTTCACTTTCGGGAAACGCTTGTGGAAGTCCAGCACATAACGTTTCAGGGCTTCCTTCTGCGCCGGTGTCCGGGTGTCTCTTGCTTTCTTCACGTCATTGGCGTCAACACCACCCACATAGACGACATGTCGGCTGATGGCATTGTAGCCCTTTGCACCGTTGGTGATTTCCCAAGGGTCCACATTCGCGTCCTCGTTGTTCTTCACCAGACGCTCCACTGTTCCGTCGAGGTGGATCATGTCGGTGTAGCCGACCTGCTTCCAGCCTCTGCCGCCTTTTGAGACAGGGTCGGTGTGCCAGTGCCTGATGGCGGCACTGGTCACCTCGCGTCCCTCAGGGGTGGCGGTGCAATGGATGACTAAGTACTGCAGACGTGCCATCAATCACCTCCTCCTTGTTCTTCTTCCTCCTCGGGCTGGACGAAGACGGGATCCTCACGGCTGTCAAGCACGATGAACTCCTCACCGAAGGCGATGTTCGTGTCGGCCTTCATGAGCATCTTGAAGAAGTAGAGCTCACTCATGTTGCTCACGGGACCGATCTTGATGACGTGCTCGTCGTCCTGAAGGTTCACGGCTGCGAACAGGTTGGTCGTCATCGCGTTCGGGCTGCACAGCGTGGCCACAATCAGGTCGTCAGGCCAGGCGGCAAGCGTCTCAATCTTGATGTCCTTGTACATTTTGATGTTGCGGGTAGTCTCGTCACGGTTCTTGTACTCACGGGCGGTCAGCTCGTCATCGTACTTGTTGAAGTCCGACGGGCTCATCAGGAAGCGAAGGTTCGGATTCTCGATCATCGCCACGGGAATCTGGGCGCGGACTGCCTTCAGACGGTCAACCATCTTGGTGGCAGTGCTCGACACAATCACGATGTCCTTGTCCTTGGCGGCCTGGGTTAGGATGCCGTTGAACAGGTGGTCGTCGTCGTTGCCGTACTCGCCGTTGATGTAGTGGCCGCCGAGCTCGAACTGCACCTGCTTCGACAGGGCGTCAAGCAGCGCGTTCTGGGCGTTAGGGGGCAACTCGGCAAACACGAGGTCGCCCTTCGGCTGGAACGGACGCCAGATGTTCTCGAACACACGGGGGTTGAATACTGTGAACGCCATGAAGTCCACGGGGTTCAGTTCCTGCTCCGAATAGGTGAAGTTGCCCTTAGAGTCTTCCACCTTCGGGTCTTCCTTCTGCTTGCGGAGCATCTTGCCCGTGTGCAGGCGGGGGATTGAGATTTTCTTCGACACACCGGGAATCACGTGGATCAATCCCTTCTCCACAATCTCGTTGCTGGTCGTCGCCACGGTAAGGAGCTGCTCCAGCACCTCGCCGTTGTAGTTGGTGTTTTTAATGTTAATCGCCATAGTTCTTCTTGTTATTTATGGTTATACTTGTCGCGGATCTCGCGCTGGCGCTTCTCCCAGGGACTCTCCTTGCCGGGGTCGCCACCGCCAAGGTCATCCACTACACGCTTCTTCGGAGTGAGGGAAGCGAGGGCTTTCTTGCCGTCCTCAGGATGCTCCTTCAGCAAATTCTCATAGACCGGACGGGTCTCGGCGTTGATGCGACCGTCGCCCTCGGCTGCGTCAAGCAGCGTCTTGCGCTCTGCGGCGGCAACAGCCTCGGCTGCGTCCTCGTGTTTCTTCACCGTCGCCTTCAGCGTGGTGTTCTCGGTTTCAAGACCGTCTGCTTTGGCAGCTCTGGCCTCCAGTTGGTCGATGCGTGCAAGCACGTCGGCCTCGGTCACACAGTCCTTGAACTGTGGACGCTTTTTCAGATCTTCAATGTTCATGTTAAACTCGTTTTGTGGCTCAGCGAGCCGGTTATTGAAAATGGTGTATATCTGCTCTGGGGTGCTGTCTTCGGGGACGGGGTCCGCATCGTAGATGCCATCTATAAGACCCAGGCGCAATGCCTCGTCAGCCGTCAGCCAATGGTCCTCTCCGTCAAAGTAGGCCGACTTGATGGATTCCACACTCTGACCTAACTTGGCGGCGTACATCTGGCAAAGGGTGTCCTCCAGACTCTCTATCTCGGCAAGCACGCTCTTCAACTCGTTCTTGTTGCCGTAGCAGCCGCCGCTCACGCTGTGGAGCATCAGGCGGGCATACTTGCTCATCTGCACGGGCTTGCCGCACAGGGCTATCACGCTCGCCATGCTTGCGGCAATACCATCAATGTATATGCGAATGTCCGCCTTGCTGTTGCGCAGGGCGTTGAAGATGGCTATGCCTGTATATACCTCACCGCCGTTGCTGTTGATGCGAACGTCGATGCTCTTATAGGCTGCTTCCGCAGCCAGTAGTTCTCGCGCTATCTGACCGCTGCTCACGGTGCCGTAGCTGTCGCCGATGTCACCGTACAGCAGGATGCAGCAGGTGTCGTCGCCGGGGATGATGTTGAAAAATTGCCTCATATCTGTTTCTATCGCTCGTTTGTGGGTAATGGCACCCGATTTACGGTGCAAAATTGCGGTTATTTTTCCACCCTCGCAAATCGGGATTTTATCATAACCACTTTATAATGAAATGATAACGTCATAAAACGTCATCGTGCGGACACGTTTTTCAAAACCGAAAAATTATGGCCAACTTTGCACTGCAAAACAGTAGTAAATCAAGAGTTTTATGGCTAAGGAACTGACAAATACACAGAAGAAGGAATGGGCAAAAACGCTCTACCTCAAAGAGAACCTCACGCAGCAGGAGATAGCCGACCGCGTGGGAGTGTCGCGTGTCTCGGTCTCAAACTGGGTGCGTGCCGGCAAGTGGGAGGAACAGCGAGTGGGCATCACGCTCACAAGAGAGGAACAGATACGCAGCCTCTACAGGCAGGTGGCGGAAATGAACAAGGCCATCGAGGGACGCCCTGAGGGTGAGCGCTTCGCCACCTCGGCAGAAGCGGATGTCATCGGAAAACTCTCCAAGTCCATCAAGCAGATGGAAACGGAGGTGGGCATCGCGGACGTCATCAGTGTCATGACGCGATTTATCGAGTTCCTGCGTCCCGTTGACCTCGAAAAGGCAAAGGACGTGACAAGGCTCGCTGACGCATTCATTAAATCTATCTTGTAGCATGAAGCAGATCGACAAAAACGCGCTCCTCGATTGGGAGCAGTACAAACAGGACATATACCGCTCTACACCGGTGGACCAGAACATGAGCCACGGCGAGAGGGAGAAGCACCGTATCTATCTGGAGGCGCACCCCATCGAATGGATCAAGTTCTTCTTCCCTGGCTATGCCAAGTATGAGTTCGCCGACTTCCAGAAGAAAGCCATCAGGCGTATCATTGCGCACGATGAGTGGTATGAGGTGCTGTCCTGGAGCCGTGAGCTGGCAAAATCCACCATCACTATGTTCATCGTCTCTTTCCTGGTTCTCACAGGGAAGAAAAGGAATGTGCTGCTCACCTCCAACAGCAAGGACAACGCAGTCCGGCTGCTCGCGCCATATAGGGCAAACCTGGAGGCTAACGGACGCATCGAGGCTTACTACGGCAAGCAGCAGACGCTGGGGGCTTGGACCGAGGACGAGTTCATCACAAAGGCCGGGGTGGCATTCCGTGCCATCGGTGCGGGACAGTCGCCACGTGGATCACGCAATGAGGCCATACGCCCCGACGTGCTGCTCATTGACGACTTCGACACCGACGAGGACACCAAGAACCCCGACATCATACAGAAGCGGTGGGAATGGTGGGAGCAGGCGCTCTATCCGACACGCTCTACCCCCGAGCCGACACTGGTCATATTCTGCGGTAACATCATAGCTAAGGACTGCTGCATCACACGCGCAGGGGAAATGGCTGACCACTGGGACATCGTGAACATACGTGACAAGAACGGACACTCCACATGGCCGGAGAAGAATACCGAGGAGGACATCGACCGCACCCTGTCGAAAATATCGACACTCAGCCAGCAGCACGAGTATTTCAACAACCCGATTTCTGAGGGAGAGATTTTCAAGGAGGTCGTCTATGGCAAGGTGCCGCCGCTCTCGAAGTTCAAGTTCTTGGTCATATACGGCGACCCTGCACCGGGTGAAAGCAAGGGAAAGAAGGGCAAATCGTTCAAGGCGGTCATGCTCCTGGGCAAGCGAGACGGCAAACTCTATGTCATCAAGGCAAGGCTCGCACAGGCACTCAACGCGGAGTTCATTGACTGGTATGTCCAGCTGCTTGAATATGTAGGCGGACGCTCCACCGTCTATTGCTGGATGGAGAACAACAAACTCCAGGACCCGTTCTTCCAGCAGGTGTTCAAGCCGCTCGTGCGCAAGGTGCGCAAGGAGAGGAACATCACGCTCTACATCCAGGGTGACGAGGAGAAGAAGACGGACAAGGCAACTCGTATCGAGGCGAACCTGGAACCGATGAACCGTGAAGGGAACCTGATCCTCAACGAGGCGGAGCGCGACAACCCCCACATGCGGGAACTGGATGAGCAGTTCAAACTCTTCACACTCTCGCTCAAATACCCTGCCGACGGTCCCGATGCCGTCGAGGGTGGTAACAGGAAAATCGACCAGACGGCACAGAAAGCCGACAGGCCGATTACACAAAGCAGACGTTCAATCAGTAAGAAAAACAAGCATAGACTATGAGCCAATTTGTAAACATTGAAGACTACGACGCAAGCGTCCACCGCGAAATACTGGACGCGCTCGTCCGTGACGACCAGTCGCTGGTCGAGATATGTGAGGACAGGGCCATCGCCGAAATGCGTTGCTACCTGTCAAAACGGTATGATTGCGACGCCATCTTCTCTGCATCAGGGGAAGACAGGAACCAGCTCATACTCATGATGGTCATCGACATTGCCGTATATCATATCTTCTGCATCCACAATCCGCAGAAGCTCTCACAAATACGGAAAGACCGCTACGAGCGCGCCGTGGAGTGGATGAGGGCCGTCGCAGACGAGGAAATATCCATCGAGGGAGTGCCGATGCTGCCGGAGGACGAGAGGGCAAGCAAGGCTTCGCTCATGTTCAAGAGTAACCGTAAACGTGTAAACAGACTATAAGTTATGAGCAACAAACGAAAGAATAAAGAAGGCAGGGGACGCATCACCGTCAGCGGAAACGTGCCCCGTCCGGGACAGAAGCAGCCGGCGGTCATTCTGCTCACGCAGCCTAAGCGGTTCGGCATCGACACCGCCGACTTCATGGCAGCCATACGTGCTGCCGAAAATGTGGACTATTCACAGCGGTCGAAACTCTATGACCTCTACAGTGACATCATGCTCGACACGCACCTCTCATGCGTCATCGACAAACGGAAGAATGCCGTGCTCTGCTCGGACATCGAGTTCCGGCGCAACGGCAAGCCGGACGACAGGGTGAACGAGCAGATACACTCGCCCTGGTTCAACCGCTGCATAGCCGACCTGCTCGACGCGCGCTTCTGGGGATTCTCGCTGCTTCAGTTCTACAGAAACGGCGAGTGGGTGGACTATGACCTCATACCGCGTAAGCATGTAGATCCTGTGCGGCGTCAGATACTGCGCCAGCAGACGGACATCATCGGCACACCATGGGAAACATACCCCGACCTACTCTTTGTAGGTGACGAGGAGGACCTGGGGCTGCTTGCCAAGGCTGCACCCTGGGTCATATACAAGCGTAACACGACGGCAGACTGGGCGCAGTTCTCCGAGGTGTTCGGTATGCCGATTCAGGAATACACCTATGAGACTGACGACGAGGACAGCCGCAAACGTGCCCTCGAAGATGCCAACTCGCTCGGTGCCCTGGCCACATTCATCCACGGCAAGGACACGGAACTGAAACTGGTGGAGGCTGGGAACAAGACCGGCAGCGCGGAGGTCTATGAGAAGTTGTGCGAGCGCTGCAACAACGAGATCTCAAAACTCATCCTCGGCAACACCCTGACCACTGAGTCTTCCGAGAACGGTACACAGGCACTCGGCACCGTACACAAGAAGGTGGAGGATAAGGTGGCACAGTCCGACCGCCTCTACATTCTTGACATCCTCAACTATGACATGGCGGACATTTTCGCGTCCATGGGAATTGACACAAAGGGAGGTGAGTTCTGCTTCCCTGAGAAGAAGGATGTCGATATGAACACGAAGGTCAGCATCCTCACCCAACTACGCACCAACTTCCAGTTGCCCGTCGATGACGACTGGCTCTATGAGGAGTTCGGCATCGAGAAGCCCAAGGACTACGAGGCACAGAAGACAGCCCAGGAGCAGCAGCGCATCGACCGTGAGCAACAGGCTCAGGCGGCACTCCAGGCGGCACAGCAGCCACACCATGACGAAGACGATGATGAGGACGACGACAAAAAGAAGTTGAACGAGCCTCCCACTAAAAAGGGCTTCAAAAACTGGTGGCGGCGTTTTTTCGCATGGGCCCCGTCGAGGCACGGGGCGGATTTAGACTGGTAGTCAACCGTCTCTACTACGACGCTGCCGAACCTGCATCGTCGGGCTTCGTCTTCGACGAGGAAATACTGCTCCAGGCTCTGCGCAACATCTACGCCAAGAAAGGAAAAGAGCCCACCTATATCGAGGAGCATCTTTTCCGTGAGTTCTGCAGGGGATTTGACCATGCCGTGGCAGATGGGTTTGAGGGTGTCAATCCGGACGATGACTTCATCAGTGCTCTGCGACACTCCAACGAGGTGTTCTCGGCGTTCAAGGTGCACCGTGCGCAGCGCGACATGACGGCAAGGCTCGTGGATTCTAACGGCAATCTAAAGCCTTTCGAACAGTGGTTGAAAGACGTGCAGCCAATCGCCAGCCACCAGTGCCGCTCATGGTTCCAGACGGAATACGACACGGCGGTCATCAGGGCGCATCAGGCTGCCGACTGGAAGCAGTTCGAGCGGGAGCGTGACGTGCTGCCTAACCTAAAATGGATGCCGTCAACGTCAGCCAATCCGGGAGCGGATCACCGTCCGTTCTGGGGAACCATACGCCCCATCGACGACAAGTTCTGGAAGGAACACCGACCGGGAGACCGATGGAACTGCAAGTGTAGCCTCTCCAGTACCGACGAGCCGGCGACACCGCTACCAGAGGATATTCCGACTTCATCACAGCCACAACCTGGACTGTCTGGCAATCCAGGACAGGATGCCGCCGTCTTCAGCGACGACCATCCGTATTTCCCTTCAGACTGCCAACACTGCGCTTTTTACAAGCCTGGTATCAAAGCGAGGTTCAACCATCTTTTCAATGCAAAGACTAAGGACTGCTATAACTGCCCATACATTGATGGGTGCATACCAGGAACTGACAAAGTGGTGAAAAAAGCTGCAGAGAGAATAAAAGCCATAAAAGAGACGATAGACCCATACGATGGATTTGACGTTCGAAGTGATAAATTTATCACAGGAAATCTTAAGATTCTTAGACGTTCCCTCCAAGACATCTTTGAGCACGAAAAGGAAGACACTACTCTCATGCAATGGCTTTCCAAATTCTCACTGAAAAAGGTAAGAGGATGGAAATATGAAGGCTGGGCACCAAATAGACCTTATGAGCCAGGACATCCAAAGTACGATCCTAAAGTACCCAATAAAAAGAAACACCCAGAAACTGATTATTTCCTGTACTACTCGTTAAAAATTAAAGGGAAAACTTATTGGGCAAATGTGAAAGTTCATAAGAACTACAATCATGGGGAGGTTCTTTATACAATCGAAGGCGAAAAGCCCAAAGATTTAATTGAAGGAGTAAAAAAATGAAAAAGGGGTAGAATGCGCTACCCCGGGTTATACCCATTGGGGCCGTGAACCCCTCTACCTCTTTTTCTGCTGCAAAGATACAACTTTATTTTTAATTACAAGCAAATGGACGTAAAAAATTTAGCTGACGAACTGAAAAACAAGGCTGGAGAGGTCGAAAACCTCATGAGACGCAAACTTCCGGTTATCGTCGGGCGCATGGCGAAAGACCACTACCAAGAGAACTTCCGCAAGGGTGGGTTCCAGAACAGGGGACTGCGCAAGTGGCCGGTCACACGTCGCCAGACTTCGGGCATCGCAGGGGCGGACGGACAGTACGGACCTCTGCTCTCACGGCGCAACCACCTCTTCGAATCCATCAAATACGTTCCATCTGATTTCAGGGTGCTGGTCTCAAACGACCTGCCATACGCTCCCATACACAACTGGGGAGGAGAGACAAACCCGACCGTTACGGCGCGTATGAGACGTTTTGCGTGGGCCATGTATTACCATGCCCAAGGAACAAGCAAAAAGCCGACAGGGGGCAAAAGAAAGCCCAAAAACACGAAGTCTGCCCCAAAGGTGGAAACCCCGTCTGCACAATTCTGGAAAGGACTGGCTCTGACTAAAAAGAAAAGACTCCGTGTCCGCATTCCACAGCGACAGTTCATCGGAGAGAGCGAGGAACTGAACCAGCGCATCAGGGAACGCATCGAGAAAGAACTAAGTCAAACATTAAACTTGTAGATATATGGAAGAACTATTTATCAAGATCCTCCAACTCATTACGGAGGAAATGCCGGAACTCTCGCTCGTCGATGAGGACTACGGACAACTGGAAACGGAGGAAGACACCTATCCCGTCACTTTCCCATGTGTGCTGATCGGCAACGTCGAGGCAGACTGGAACGACATCGGCATGGGTACACAAAAGGGAGTGGTGAAGATGTCGGCACGTCTGGCCATAGACTGCTACGATGACACGCACTACGGTTCAGGAACTGAGGACAAGGTGGCGGAGCGTCTGCAAATGGCAAACAAACTATACACCTCACTCCAGTGCTTCAGACCTCTCAGCGACATGGGGCCGATGTACAGAACCAAGACGAGGTTCTATGCTATGCCAGGGGGGATTAAGGTGTATGAATATATCTTTGAGTTTGAGGTGAACGACGACTCGGCTAATGTCAACTGTTAGCATCCTGCACTTCAAACAACTCCAACTGCTGAGGGGTGAGTCGGGGCTTCTTTACCTTTGGGACAGGCTTCACATCGATGTCCTTCAGCTCATGGCAGTAACGGCGGATAATGGCCATGATGCGCTCCTCGCTGATAAAGAACTCCTGCTCGGATAGT